GAAATCCTGTGACGTAATGTTCGGGGAGGCGAAGTGATGGCTGAGGCAAAAAATGTAACGGTTTCTATTATTAAAGACTCCGGAGATCGCACTGAATTTGCTACCGGTGCCGTGCGTGATATGCGCGAGGGTAAAGGCCGGTGTGATCTGATGCCTCTGGAGGTTGTTTCGAAAATTCGTCGTAGGGAGGATGGCGATTATATTATTGAGTGTATTCATACATTTGCGATTACAAAAATAACAGACATGCTGTATGATGCTCTCGATCGGTTTGCTAATATTGCTTACGACGGCGATATCGAAACCATGCTCCTCGAAGTCGCTAAACATTTCGAAGAAGGTGCCAAGAAGTACGGCGAAAACAATTGGCAAAAGGGTATCCCGCCTAAGTGCTATATTGACTCTGCTGTCCGGCATTATCTGAAGTGGCTGCGGGGTGACAAGGACGAGCCTCACGACCGGGCATTCGTGTGGAACCTGATGTGCTGCATCTGGGAAGTCGATTACCATAAGGAGGATCAGCAATGAAAGAACTGTTCGCTTGTTTTGGTTTGTTCTGCACGGTCGCCATAATCGGTTGTCTGATCGCAGCCTTGTGGTATGAATTCAAAGAGTGGATCGATCGCCTAAAGTATAATTATCGAGTCAAACACCGCTTTGATAAGCCTCCTACAGCCAAATGCTATTGCCGAGATTGCAAGCGGCATGATCCTAAATCCGGAAGATGCTATAAATTTAAGGATTGGCTTACTGCTGATTGCTGGTTCTGTTGGGATGCTGAACCTAACAAAAAGGAGGCCGAAGTGAAATGAATACTCGTCGTTGTGAACTCTGTGGTACCCTTCATGGTGATCGTTACGGTAATGTAACAGTCGGTGTTCCGAGAGCCGATGCGGATTACATTACTCACGATCATTATAATTTATGTGAGGCCTGTTCTATTAAAGTATATGACTTTATTGAACAATTAAAAACTTCTGATGGTAAGGTTTCTAATCGAGATCCATTGTACGATTTGGTTCGGTCACAGAATGCTTTGATTTCTAGAATGCGGATGCATATTAGAAATGCAAATCACCAATTATATTCATCTCTTAAGGGCAAACTTCCTGAAAGAACCGTTGAATGTATCGAGTCTGCAATAAACTCGCTTGAGAAAACTGAACCTTATATGGATGGAGAATGACTCACATGAAAAACATCATTATTTCAGCTACGGTATTCGCAATTGTTTGTGTTTCCGTATTTCTGATTATCTCGTTTGCTTGGGTGGGAGCCGAGTATATTATCGAGGATAGTGTAAACTTCGGGACTGTGGATCGGTGCGTGGCGGGCGTACTGACCGTGTATGCTCTCAACTGGATTGCGTCCTACAGTAAAAAGCATCCTAAAAACACGGAAGAAGGAAAATACTCACACAAGGAGATTCCGACAACCAATGTGCGATAATGATTTCAAGCGTAATTCCTCTGGATATTACGATCCTACCGCATGGAAAGCAACCGAAAAAGTTCAAACCGAGGAGCGCATCAAAGATCTCCTCGGCGTTATTCGTTATGTCACTCGCTTAGCCGGCTTCGAAATTGAAGGCCGAATCACTTTCAGAGATAAAAAGACGGGAAAACTCTGGAAATAAAACATCTGTTCGCGAAAAAAGCAAGTCCTTTAATGAACTAAAAACGAAAGGATTTGTTATTATGAACATCTTTAAGAAAACCGATTTTATTACCGTTCCCTATATGGAGTTCATTGATTATGTCAATGTTCTTGGCCCGGTCGAAGGAGTATGTCTTCGCCCTGGTAAGATTCGCAATCATATCGTGAGTAAAGAACCTCACAAGACTGAGCAGTACATCGACATCATCTTCTGGGGTTACAGAAAGAACGTTAATGCAGCAAAGGCAAAACTCTTAGAGTTCGAGTACAGCAGATGTAATCGTTTCTCGTAAAAAGATTTGAGAGAGGCTTCACGGCTTCTCTCTTTCTTTTTGTCTGATATTTGAAAGGAGAAAATGACCATGATCGTTAAAATCGAAATGGCCGTAGAAGCGATCCAGGAGGCTCAGAGGCGTGTTAGAGCAAAGAAATTTGCTAAACAATTCGCGGCAGAAATTCAAGCTGCGAGCGACGCTTTTGAGTCTTTCTTTGAGCACACTATCCGGCCTATCGCTGAGCAAATTGAACAGAAAAGAAAGGCGGAAGAAAATCATGAAACCGGAGAAGATGGGCAAGGGCGTTAAGTTTGAACGCATTCGCCGTATCACTGGATATTTGGTTGGCACTACTGCCCGTTGGAATGACGCCAAAAAGGCAGAAGAGCGCGACCGTGTAAAACACTCTTTGGGAAAGGATTAAATCGTCATGGGACACTTTGATATTTTCGCAAAATTCATGGAGATGTTTCCTTGCTATATGGAAAAGGTAAAGGCTTGGAAGCCCCATGGAAACAAGTGCGTTGCCATCGAGACTACGGGATCTCAGTGGCTGATATTTACGTTCTACAACGACCGGGAATGGGATCTGGCTTCGACTAATACTCGCGTTCGGAGGGTTTGATATTTATGGATTTTATCAAGTCCTGCGGTCAGATCATCCGAGTGAAATTAAATGCCAAGGAAACTAAAGCGTTTAATGAGATGATTTCTGAGGCCATCAGAGAAGCCTCTCTTGACCATGAAAAAGAAGAGATGGCTGTAGTCGCCTGGGTGCTTCATCAACGTTTAGGATACGTCGAGAACGGTATCAGAAACTTTATGAAGGACTACTATCCGATGCTGAGAGAATTGTATGCCTGGTACGAAGTAGATATGAAAAATGGTCCCTGGCTATGTTCCAAAAAACTCAAAGATAACGGTATTGACTTCGATAAGATCTATGCCGAAATTACGAAAGGAGAAAAAGTATGACTACAACTGAAAGAGAGCAGCTGATTAAAAACATATATGCGCTTCCGTTTTGGAACTGTGATGTATCAATCGACGACTCTGGAGAATATTACACTATGCTGCGTAAGGACCAGGTATTAGCGCTGCTCGCAAACATCACCATTGAACCTACAGAGGGTTCTACGGAAGATGCAAAGGAACCGGATCGTGCCTGCCAGCCTAACTGGGAAGAGATGTATAAGAAGTCTGAGGCTGAAGTTCTGGATATGAGAAACAGATATGATACTCTACGTAATAAACTGAACTGCGCTCAGGCGTCTCTTCGTACCTTTGAATTCGTTTATGGGAGGAAACTCGATGGCGTCTGCTAAAGAATACTACGCCAAGTACAAGGATCGGCTGGCGGCTCATTATGATGAGAAAGGTAAACTGGTTATGGATAACCCGGAAGAGGCTAACAAGGCTGTACAGGAGCTCCTGATGGAGTTTGTGCAGGAAACTAAGCAGCGTATCAGGGACAAGAACCTGAAGAACGACCGCTCTGTCATGGCTCTCGTAAATGTCATGAACAATAAGTGGAATTCTGTTGCTGCCAGTTTCAATCCTCCTGTGCTGAGGAAGAATACATACCGGAACATCGTTTACAAGATGCTTGGGATCACTCCTCAGCGTGCGGATATTGTCAGAAGAGGCGGTCCCGTGCCCGGTGGAGTTATGATTCCCGATTCCGTTATCGATCAGATCCGTAAGAAAATCGACATTCCCAACTGATATTTGAAAGGAGCGAGCTTTTATGGCTAAGAAAAATGGAAAGAAGCGTGGAACGTTCGGTTTGATTATTGATATGATTCTCACTCTGCTGACCGGTGGTCTGTGGCTCGTGTGGATCTTCATTCGTTATCTGAGGAATAATAGTTGATATTTTCGGAGAGCGTTGGGAAAACCCGCGCTCTTCTTTTTCGTTCTGGAGGTCGTAAAAAATGTGTCTTTTTGATGCGCAGATCAAGAAAATTAAGCAATTGTTGGGTATCGTTTCGCCGTCTGATCATCATAAAAATGGTCACGAATCTCGGGAAATTCGGGGTAATACTCCGATAGATTTGCGATTGAAACGGGAATCAGTCGGTCGAGAATTTATGAGTTTGCGGTGAAAATCTGGCCAAATATTTTTGGTCTGCCCACTTTTGATTGAAAAACGTCTTTGAAAAAATTGATGAGAAACGATTTTTGGCCAAAAAAAGTGGGTTTTTGCCCACTTTCAAAAACAAAAGTGGCCACAAAAAAGTGTTGCGCTGCAACGGTTTTTCGGATTCTGCCCACTTTCCCACTTTTATTTCTTATTAAACGCGAAAAGAAAAATAGTATTTATATATAAAATAGAAAACAAAAGTGGGCATTTGGCCAGAAGCTTAAAGCCTACAAATAGAAAGGAGAAAATGTATGCGGATCAATCATGTGCGTTGTCGAGTTCATCCACCTTCCAATGATATTTTGAGTGAGCGATTGTTGTTGTAGAATCAGTGTGATTCGCTCTTGTAATTTACTTCCAAAAATGTTACAGTTTTAGTGTAGCGATAGAAGGAGGTAATCTATATGGCAAGACATGATGAGTATGCTGATATTTACGAAATCGATTCGTGCTTTGTTTTCCAGTATCGTAATCACAAGTTGAGTAAAGCCCAAATCGTAGATGCTACTGAGATGGATGATTTACCTGCTCGCAAGCATAATGACGGTGATGATTACATTTATATTTTCTGTTCGAACTGTAATGAGTATATGGACTTTATCAAAGGTGATCCATATGTCATGAATGGACATTGGGCATGTCCTATATGTGGAGTTCGTGTTCGTGAGAAAACTCCATACAGCGAACTCGGAAGAGAGAATCGTGAATGGATTCGTCAGCATGATATTTCTGACGACTACGAAGAAAGTGGTTATGACCTCGATGATCCCGATTACGACTGGTCCGATCTGTAAACTTTATATTTTCAATTAACGCCTGTGTCTTAGGACATGGGCTTTATTTTTTGCCCAGAATTCGCGAAAAAAACACGCTCTATTATGAAGAGGAGATAGATAGTGGTTTTTACTGTCTATTTCTCTTATTTTCGTCTGTTAGGAGAAAGTATTCACGATGTTAGAACGAGGGTACCAAGGCAAGCTTATCAAAAAGCTCAAGAAGCTCTTCCCCGGCTGCATGGTGCTGAAAAATGACTCCAGTTATATTCAGGGCATTCCTGACCTTATTGTTTTGTATGGCAATAAGTGGGCGATGCTCGAATGTAAGAAAGCTGCGAATTCTAAACGGCAACCTAATCAGCCATATTATGTGGAACTGTTAAACAAGATGTCTTTTGCTCGGTTTATCAGTCCCAGCAATGAGGAGGAAGTTATCCATGAGCTTAAACAGGTATTCCAACCTTAAAGGTCAGCACGCCTTTCTGAGTCCAAGTAACTACCACTGGTTAAGATACACACCCGATAAGCTGGTTGAAACTTGGCGTAACAACCAAGCAGCGAAGCGCGGTACTGAAATCCATGACATTGCTGCCAAATGCATCGAGCATGGTATTAAGTTACCTCGCACCGGTCAGACGTTAAATATGTACGTCAATGATGCCATTGGCTATCGTATGGAACCCGAAGTGACTCTGTTTTATTCTCAGGTTTGCTTTGGCACCGTTGATGCAATTGGCTTCAGTAGAAAGCTTCTTCGTATTCATGATCTGAAAACAGGCATTACCCCCGCAAGTATGGATCAGCTCATGATCTATGCCGGTTTGTATTGTTTGCAAGAACACATCAATCCCTTTGATATTTCTTTTGAACTCCGCATCTATCAAAACAATGATGTCGTAAAAGCTGAACCCTCTCCTGACGAAGTCAAGGATGTTATGGATATTATTGTGGAGTATTCTAGAATCCTTGAAGATGTCATTGAGAAGGAGGGCTAACCAATGAATCAAATCGCTAATGATATTCTCATGCACTATGGCGTTAAGCGCCGTTCTGGTCGGTATCCTTGGGGTTCCGGCGAAAATCCTTATCAGCACAGCGGCGACTTTCTGAGTCGAGTTGAAGAGCTCGAAAAACAGGGTCTTTCTCAGAAAGAAATTGCTGAAGCTGTTGGTTTGGACAGCACTACCGAACTGAGAACATTCCGTAGAGTTGCTGCACATGAACGCCGCGAGCTTGAACGTGCCCGAGCATTGGCTCTTAAAGAAGAGGGCAAAAACAATAGTGAGATCGCTCGTATTATGGGTTATAAGAGTGAGTCTTCTATTCGCTCTCTTCTGGATGAGAATACCGCAGCTAACAAGAATGCCGCTCGTGTAACGGCTGATATTTTGAAGGCCGAATGCGATGCCAAAGGAATGGTCGATATCGGCAAGGGTGTTGAGCGTGAACTTGGTATTACGCCCACTAAGATGCAGGAAGCTCGTTTCTTACTTGAAGCCGAAGGCTATCATGTGTACGGCGTTCCTGTTCCTCAGGTCACTAACCCCGGTAAACGCACGACCGTAACAGTTCTTGCTAAGCCTGATATTACTTACGGCTATGCGATGCAAAATAAAGGTGAGATTCAGTCTGTCAAAGATTACCATTCCCGTGATGGCGGTCAAACCTATCAAAAACTGCAATACCCCGCGAGCATCGATTCCAAACGTGTACAGATTCGCTATGGCGATGAAGGTGGTTTGGCAAAAGATGGAGTCATTGAGATTCGTCGCGGTGTAAAGGATCTGGACCTGGGCAACTCACATTATGCTCAGGTTCGTATTCTTGTTGATGGAACCCATTATCTTAAGGGTATGGCAATGTATTCTGACGATCTGCCTGACGGTGTTGATATTATGTTCAATACTAACAAACAAAGCGGAACGCCTAAAACAGATGTCATGAAAGCTATCAAACATGACGATCCAAATAACCCATTTGGTGCAATGATTAAAGCAAAAGGTCAGAGCACCTACATTGATATTGACGGTAAAGAAAAACTCTCTGCTATCAATAAGATCAAGGAAGAAGGCGATTGGAACGGCATGGACAATAATCTGTCCTCTCAGTTCCTTTCTAAACAGCCTTACAAATTGATATCTCAGCAGCTTGATCTGACTTATGAACAGAGACAGTCTCAGTTTAATGAGATTATGTCTTTGACCAATCCTACCGTTCGGCAGAAGCTATTACAGGACTTCGCCGATGATTGTGATGGTGCAACTGTTCATTTGAAAGCTGCTGCTTTACCCAGACAGCGTACTCAGGTTATTTTGCCTCTTGAGAAGATGCACGAGTCTGAGATCTACGCTCCTAACTGGAATGATGGCGAACAGGTTGCACTCATTAGATATCCTCATGCGGGTACTTTTGAGATCCCTATTCTTACTGTCAATAACCGTAATCCTTCTGGTAAGAAGATCCTTGGCCCTGATATTCAGGACGCCGTAGGCATCAATCCCAAAGTTGCAGAACGTCTTTCTGGTGCTGACTTCGACGGCGATACTGTTGTAGTCATTCCTCTCAGTAATGGCGTTCATGTTAAGTCAACACCTAGACTGGACGGCCTAAAAGACTTTGAACCTAAGACTGAATACGCTTATCGCGAAGGTATGCGTGTCATGAAGAAGAGTGAAGTTCAGAAAGAGATGGGAATGATTTCCAATCTTATTACGGACATGACTCTTCGTGGTGCTCCTGAAAGTGACATTGTCAAAGCTGTTAAGCACAGCATGGTCGTTATTGATGCCGAAAAGCATAAACTCGACTATAAGCGTTCTGAGGTTGAGAATGACATTGCCACTCTGAAGGAACGTTGGCAAAAGCGAACTCTTGAAGACGGTACTGAAAAGATTGGTGGTGCTTCCACGCTTCTCTCTCGTCGTAAACAGGAAGTCTATGTTCCTGAGCGACAGGGTAGTGGCATCATCGATAAAGAAACAGGTAAGGTTACTTACAAGGAATCCGGTCGTACTTATTATAAGAACGGCAAAGAAGTCCTTGCTGAAGAGAAAGTTAGCCTGATGTCTACAGTAGAAGACGCCAGAGTTCTGTCTTCTGGTCATGCTACTGAAGAGGCTTATGCTAACTATGCTAATAAGCTTAAGGATCTGGCCAATACTGCTCGTAAAGAGATGGTTAATACCCACGGTACCCCCAGAAACAGTTCTGCTGCCACTACCTATCAGACTGAAGTTGTTTCTTTGGAAAGTAAGCTTAAGGTCGCTGCTACCAATGCCCCTAGGGAGAGGCGCGCACAGGTAATCGCCAATGCTAAGGTTAAAGCCCAGCTTCAGGAGCACCCCGAGCTCTATGGGCCTGCCTATAAGAAGGAACGCAAGAAGCTGGCCCAGATGGCTATTATTGATGCCCGTAATGAAGTCGGAGCCAAAGGCAAAGACACAAAGATCGACATTACTGAGCGTGAATGGGAAGCCATCCAAGCGGGTGCAATTAGTCACACAAAACTCAAAGAGATTCTCAATTACGCAGACATGGACAAGGTTAGAGAGTATGCTATGCCTAAGACCCAGACTCAGCTTACTGTCGCACAGGTTTCTAGAATTCAGACACTTAATGCGATGGGCTACACAAATGCTGAGATTGCCCGGGCTATTGGTGTATCTGAGTCCACCGTCCATGCCCAGATCAGTGGTTAAGGAGGTGAACACTACAACTATGGCCAGAGTATGCGCCCTATCTACCACAGACAATCCATACTGCCCCATTAACGAGTTTGATGCTTGGTATCGTTATGATATGGACAAAGGCTATATGTCGTGTTCATACCTTGATCGCATTGCTGTTACCTCGTCCGCCTTTACGGATGATGAGAACAATCGTGAGATTGAACGCGCAATTGATGAGATTGTCTTCTTGAATGGAAAACTTTATAAGAAAGTTGTCATTGATGCCTAGCACTTATTGGTTCCCATCCAAAAACCACTTTCTTTTGGATGACAATGAATGATAATAAATAAAAATATTTGTTTTCCATTCAGTTCATCGACGGTCACTAGACCTATTCTAGACATAGGGGGAGGGGTCCGCAAAATAGACCCCCCTCCTGCATCGCGGCGGTCCTCAAAATTCCTCCGGGGGTAAAATTCCTGGAAACTCTTTGAGGGCTGACGCTTTATTTTTTGCACTAAAAGGAGCCCACAAGTAGCTCTCTGCCTGTTTTTCTTTTCTTCTTTCGGCAGGCCTCCCGTAAGAGTGTATATTTGTGGTCTCTTTTTAGTGCAAAAGTGTTCTAAAACCGTTACGAAAGTCTTCATAACCTAAAGCATAGTTCTACATAATTCTACGAGAGGAGGCTGAAAGGGTGAAGAAAGCTAAAACGGAAATCGATCAGACCCCACATCCTCCAGCCAGAACTCCTGAGGGTAGAGAGAAACAGCTTGTGGCTTTAGCTATGGACGCAGCCGAGAAGCAGCTTCGTGATGGAACAGCGTCCGCACAGGTCATTACGCATTTTCTGAAGCTGGGAACTGAAACAGCTCGGCTTGAACGTATTAAACTCGAACGAGAAACCGAATTGATTTCGGCTAAAGCCGAGGCAATTAAGATTTCGGAAGAGGAAAAGTATAAGTATGAAGAAGTTGCTGCGGCGTTGAGAAAGTATAGTGGGCAAGCTAATGAGATCGACTATTCTGACTTATTCTGAGCTGTGTCAACTTGACACTTTCGAAAAGCGTTACCGATATTTACGTCTGAATGGTTTAGTTGGTAATGCTACTTTTGGTTTCGACCGTTGGCTTAATCAGCGGTTCTATAAAGATCCCGAATGGATCTCTCTTCGCAGAGACATAATCATCCGAGATTTGGGCTGCGATCTTGGTATATCTGATCGGGAAATTTGTGGTCCGATCATGGTCCATCACATGAATCCTATCACAAAAGAAGATATCATTTATCGTAGTGAATTTCTGCTTAATCCGGAGTATCTGATCTGTTGTTCAGACAATACTCATAAAGCCATTCATTACGGAGACGAGAGCTTGCTGGTACTTGCTCCTATTGTCCGCAGTCGGAACGATACTTGTCCATGGCGACATTAAACAGAAGGAGGAAGTATGGAAAGTATTCTTGAGTCTATCAAGAAGCTCTTAGGCCCTAGCGGTTCCTATGAGTTCTTTGATCCCGACATTGTTATTCACATCAATACGGCTCTGGCAAGACTTGTCCAGCTTGGAGTTGGTCCTCCCAGTGGATTTAGGATCGACGATAGCGGCGGTCAAACCTGGGAAGAGTTCCTGGGTAATGATCCAAGACTTGAGCCGGCGAAAACTCTTGTCTATCTCAAGGTCAAGAAAGTTTTCGATCCCACCTTAAGTGCCTCAGTTAAACAAGCATTCGACGAAGCAATTGCAGAAATCGAATGGACTATTAACTGCGACGCTGAAGACATCCCGGAATAGGAGGAATTACAAAATGGAGTATACTCCCTATCTTGTCCATTACGGTGTCAAAGGTATGAAGTGGGGTGTTCGTCGAACTGATGCTCAGTTGGCAAGAGCCAGAGGCAAAAGCGACGCATCTAGCTCCAAGACCTCCGATGCTGATAAGGAGAAACGCAGGTCTACTGCAAAAAAAGTAGCCGCTACCACAGCCGCCGTTGTGACGGTTGCAGCCGCAGCTACAATTTATGCGAAGAACCCCAAAGTTCGCAGCGTAGTTAATTCCGTTGTCGACAAAGCTAAAAAGATTTCTGTTGACGATATTAAGACTACGGGGAAGAAAAGTATAGAGCAAGGTAAAACTTACGCTAAGAAAGCATTGAAGATTGCCAAGGAAGCCGGCAAAGTCTATGGTAAGGACGCCATGGATGGTGCCAAAGAAGGTGTAAAAGAAGGAATCAAAACTGCTTCTAAAGAAGCAACAAAAGCGATTGTTTCCGGCATCATCATGAATTCTGCAAAACGCGTTCTTGACCGTGCTGTGGGCAAAGAAGAATCGGCTAAGATCTTCCAGGCAAATAATAAGAAGAAGATTTCTTCTTTCTGGAAAGTATCTCCCGAAGATAAGGACGAAGACGATTAAAGCTCTTCATATTCTTCTTCAGCATCATCATTTTTTGGAAGATTCAGGTTTACACCTAAAATAGCTGCTGAGGCAAGAATACCTGTGAGTGTCACTACTCCCGTAGAAATGAATGCTGCAAGACGTTCTTGAGCAATTTCTCTTCGCATTTCACGAAGGGCGGCATTTACTTCAGATATTTTATCTAAAATTACCATTCTTTGTTCAAAAGAAAGATCGCCTGCATTCAGTTCTTTTTCGAGTATTTGGATAGTATATTCGTGCATTTCGAATAATCTTTCCGTTTCTTCTTTAGCCGAGGCTAATAAACCTAGAAATGAATCATGATATTTTTCTACAAGTTCGAGGGACGCCTTTTCAAATTCAGGAAATTGTTCTAGTGCTTTCTTTGCAACTTCTGGGTCCATTTCATGAATCATAGAAGCTAACTTAAGGACTTTCTTTTTAGATAATTGTCTGAAGTTATCAATTCCTAATTTCTTTAATACTTTCTGTTCGCTTAGTGATTGACTCATAAGAATCAACTCCTTCGTTGTGAATAAGAAAATATTAACATATTAGGAAACAAAAATCAATATTTACCCCCCCCC